CTTTCAGTTTAAAAGTTATTTTATTATCTTGACGGAGGGGGCATTCAACCGGAACTTTTATGTCATCTTGCCAAATCAAAATGTGATGATTTGGATATTGACAATGTGCATAATTATTGCCAAACGGGCAATCCTGACAGGATGTTATTTCTATGGTCATAAATAATATAAGTTTGATTTATTATAACCGTTTGGTAAATCTATCTTACTAATAAATTCTATATCAGATTCGCGAAACGGGCATTCCCAGCTACCGCAAGCATAAAACTCATTATTTATATCCTTCATAAATACAGCAATATCACCATGACCGATAACTTTACCCCAAAAGTGATCGCCTGTTTGTAATTTGTCCATAGCCATGTTTATAAGTATTATATATAATCTTCGTCAATGTCAATACACGGCAAATACGTAATCTTTTCGCTTTGCGCCGGATCAAGAGCGGGTTCGACAAATAGCTTATTCACAATGACACCGTTCAAGGTTTTTATTTCAATTATAAATCCTTTATCAATCAATTCATGATTTGATATTATTAAACTTATCTGTTTTTCCATATTTCCTTAATTTTCAGCTAAACTATATAAGATTAATTAAATAACCAAATATTTTTTAGTCTTTCATGTAATAGGGTGTTTCAAAACCTGCCGCATCCAGTGGAAGACCGGGTGCCCAATCAAGCGGTTCGCGCATGATGTTAATAATTTCTTCCAAAGCACCGTCGTTGTCCTCATCGCACTCCACCACAATCTCATCATGGATAGACATAATGATCTGATAACCTTTTGCTGCCACCTTCTTCATAATATCCGCAATCACGTCTCTGGCTGTGGCTTGTACGATGTTCTCGACCAGCTTACCACCATAAGTGTCAATAAGCTTCCACTGCTTCGTAGTTTGATCCATACCCTCGTAACACAGCATTGAACCACCAAACTTACCAGGCTTCAACTTAGGACGCAAATAAGCAAGCGTTCTTCCGGATGGTAACTCTATAAACAATAAGCCTTTCTTGGTGTAGAATTTGAGGAAGTTAGCTGAGAGTCTTACGGGGTTACCTTCGACAGCTGATATGACAGCGTGTTCCACCAAAGTCCATAAATTAACTATCTTCTGGTTAGCGGCTCTCCATGCATCAATAAGCGGTTTGAGTTCTGCTTCTTGCAAACCCATCTTCAACGCGCCCATATTAATCAGAGCATTGGGGCCGCCACCAAAACCACAATTATGTACAAGTACTCCCGATACAGTGAAACGGTTATTTGGTCCAGCGTTTAGGATGTCATAGACTTCTACGCCTGTTTCAATGCCGTTAAAACGACAATCCTTCCTTATATCGGAAGAAGCATAAAGCGCTACCTCGTCAAATCCCGTTTCAAGTAAATCGTAGTTACCAACCACAACTTGAATTAAAGAGTAGCTGTTGTAAGGGTCTACCCAAACGATATGGTCCATTGTGGCTTTTAGCGGACCATAATGAATAATATCTCTTATACCTCTGTACACAACACCTCCATGGCTCACCCAATTTTCACCATCCCAAACTTTATGGGCGAGCGTTACATCTTGAATAGGCACAAGACCTTGATGGGTAAGCACAAGTTCATCTTTAGCAATACAAGCTAATTCTGCCACTTTACCTTTCTGTCTGAGTGGTGATCCTTTACCAATCGTCTCAATAGGCACTTTAAACATTTGGGATGCTGACGCTTCGTATATTTTACCATGTGTGTTAAACACATCTAATCTCCATTTCTCACCAGCGAACCAAGCGATTACACGGGCTTCGATGGCGGATAAGTCGACAACGGTTAGTTTCTTGCCTTTTGGTGCAACAAAAGCAGTTCTAATCAGCTGAGAAAGCGTGTCAGGTACATTACCAAAAGCAAGTTCAAGGTTCTCTGCGTCACCATCAAGTACGAGCTGACGAGCAAAATCAATATCCGGTATTTTGTTTTGTGGAAGATTTTGCACCTGCACCAATCTACCTGAATTAGATACAATTCTACCGTCGCACCAAAACCGGTTGTTTGGTCCAGCGTTAATGATGTCGTAAGTAGAAATTTGAAACTGCGTATCAAAAAAAGGATTCTCCGGTTTTACACCGCTAACGTGCCACTCTCGATAAGCCTCACCTTTCCATAATGGTAAATTTAACCTCTTTGCTTCGCCGAGAGAAATTTTCATATCTGGATCAACAAAAACTTTATGCTCCGGTGTTGCTGTAACACCATCGTGTTCAATAACAAATTTCTCACCGCTGTAAACAACACCTTCGTGAAAAACCCATTGCAAACCATCAAAAACTTGATCGGTTATTTCTACCTCCTCAATAGGCTTTTTTCCTATCCATCCTTCATCTGTCTTAACTAGAACCAAAGAACCCTCAGCAATACACCACCGGCCTGTCCTCGCAGCACCGTAGAACTGCAACAAGCCACGGATGCGTCCGTCTTTACAAACGCAGTGCGCCATGGCTAAATATTTTTTAACAGAGGTTTTGGATAGTTCCTGACGAATTTCGAGCATCCGTTGAATATGACTTTCGCTGTATTTCTTCATAAGATCCGGAACGTCTGCTTTACGAAGTGTTTGTATTTCTTCTCCGGTCTCGTATTCTAACCAACGTATCACTTGCGATACGCTGTTTGGGTTTTCTAATTTGGTCAGTTCCTTTGCTTCTTCAATCAATCTTGCTTTATACGCCTCATCAATAATGATGGCGTTTTTTACGAGCCTCTTATTGATCTTAACACCATAGTCATTGATTTGCTGATCAAGATGCCACAAGCGCATTTCGCTTTCAGGAACAGTAAAAAAGTCCAGCTTGTTTCTGATTGATAATTCTACCTCAACGTCTTTCACACAGTAATTCAAAAACTGCCGCCACTTCTCAGGCGAATGCTCCGGCAGGTTTCTTGTTCTTTCGTTATTAGCTTTGGTTGGTTTACACGGCAGTGAAAAATATCTAATCAATTGTCTACCCGTCATATCTTTTTGCACGTTCAGTTTAAGCACTTCTGCTACTTGTGCAAGAGACATCGGAAGCCCAAGCATAGCACCTTTTACCATGGTGCACTCCCACTGCTCAATAGGTAAGTTAATCTTAAAGAAAGCCGACAAACAAGTTCTTTCAAAAGCCGCGTTGAAGGCGGTTTTAAGCACTTCGGGGTTTTGTAAGTCTTCGCAAAAAGACTCCATAAATTGCAAGTAATCTTTCCAAGCAAGCGGTCCGTATTTTTCAATGTACCAATCCGCGTCCATGTAGTCTTGTCTAATGTCTATGATTTTCACAGGCTCGCCGTCATAAGAGTAGGCAATCATCAACACTTCAAACTCCGGATGCTCTGCGTATTTGTAAACACCTGACTTGATCAAATCAACGGGTGAGTAGGTTTCAATGTCTATGGATAGTGTTCTCATAGTCTTGTAATTGTTTTTGGCCAATTAAGTATTTCGTGATGTGCGTTGTGGAATTGCTTGAATATTTTGCAAGCGTCTGCTTCATCGTATCTTCTACGCCACACCCACACACAACCGTAAAAAAGTTCGGTCTCAGTGCATGTAATCTCGAATGCTGCAACCGGAAACAAATCTGTTTGATACTCTATACGCATATTTGCATCCGAAGCAATTTCACGAACAGACGTGAACCCGTTCGCCATGTGCAAGCGACCACCTTTATGATAAAAATAGATTAGCATAGGATAAAAAGCACCTCACGAAATGGAGGTGCTTTTGTTTTGGGAGTAAGCAAACAGGTTACAGATCGTCTTCTTCCAGATCATCGTCTCCGAGATCATCGAATACAGCATCCACATTGACTGTGCTGCCTAACGGCTCACCGTTTTTGATTTTCTGCACTGCGTTCAGACCAGCAGCGATACCTTTGTTTCCAGAGGTATTAAATGCATACAGGTTGATGTTTACGCGCGCATAATCACCAGAAATAACCTGTGTAGGATCTGTGATTTCCTCTTTTTCACGGTTAATCACTTTCGGTTTGTTGTCGCTAGAACAATTCAAAAACCATTTGCCTACATACGCAGGGTCGTCGCCTCTTTCTTCATCACCATCACGCAGAGGTGTTTTGAAGTTTTTAGGCAATTTGTTTGCGTCTTTGATATCGAGTTTACTCATACCAGCTACAATAGCAGCTTTGATGGCAGCCTCGATTTTTTGAACTGTCTCTTTATCTTCTTTGTCAATGATGATTGACACAGAATACTTTTCTTTTGCACCAGGGCTTGCAGCCTTCGGCTTAAAAAGATTAGCATAAGAGAGACGTACTTTGCCGGTAGTTACCAGCGTGGGGTTTGTGCTTGTTGACATAGCGTTTAGCTTTTAGCGGTTAAAAAAAATATACTGACGGAATTATCAGTCGTCGTTAAAATCATCCGAAAATTCATCCAACACATTTTTATCTGCTTGGAATACCGGTCTCGGATCTGTTTCCGGTGCAAGGGTTGGTGATCCTTGCGGTTTGACTGTTAAAGGCTCTACAATCTTTGTGAATTTTGCTTTACCAATAACTTTTGTAAGTTCTGTGATACCAACAATCACAGCAGGTTTCATCAAGTCTTCTCGCTTGTAACCTTCTTTCTCCAACTCAATCAAGATTTGGTTTTCATCCAAGTACTTGCGAACACTTCTACCTTCAACCAACTTCATACCTGGCCACGCTTTACCAGCGCGAATCGCTTGCATCAAAGCAAAATCTTTTACGCCTTTCGCCCACTTAGCAAGCTCATCTGCTTTGCCTATTACCTCAACTACTTCTTCATCTGTAAGGAGTTCAGGATTGGCAAAATCGTGTTTAATAAGTTCCATGTGATAATCGTGGTTGGCTCGGCAAGTTTCTTTTACGCGGCAGAATTGACAGTGCTTTCCGGCTTTGAACTCACCTTTACCCTCAAAAGCAAGTTTCGCTTTTGGTTTCAGTTCATCTTCTGCCCACTGCAATAATTCAGCGACGCTGATCTCCCAAACAGAAATGTTGTCAAGTCTTGGTTGGTAGATGGTCATTCGCATGGTGTGAACATCGTACAAGTGTCCGTAAGCTTCATACAGTCCTAATGCATACAGCATCATTTGTTTGTTCTCGACTGCTGATACCGGAACACCTTTACCGTATTTAAGATCAGTAAAATCCATGATGTGATCGGCGACAATACAAACGTCACCTGTGCCAAAACAATCGGGGGCATAAGCAGACAGATCAAGACGAGTTTCCAAGAAAATCAAAGCATCGCTTGTTTTCTTTTTTGCTTCGTCGTACTGCACCATTACATAGTTGGTGTAGTCTTCCATATACACCAGCATTTCTGGTGTGTACAGCGGATCGGCTTGTATGGCTTTAAGTTCTTTTTGCCACGCAGTTTTTCTGATTTCCCCAAGTTTGAAGCGCAGCATTTCTTCGGCAAGCTTGTGTGCCAAAGTACCTTCCGCAGCAGCAGCACCGGCACGATCCGGTACTGACTGCTCTAAGCGGACGGATGGGGGGCAAGCGAGCCACCTGGACGCGCCTGACGGGGATAGTAATGCGTGTGCGGCCATTATTATAACTTGTTTAATTCATCCTCAATTTTGTTCCACTGCTCCGGCTTGTTCTCCACGTCGGTGATCTTGTCGAAACCGAGTTTCTTCCACAAGCCTTTCACGTCTTTACCGGCCTTGTTCTTTTCAACAGCCAGCTTGCGCAGTTCAGGGAAAGTGAGACGAGGTTCTTCTGTTTCACCTTCTGCTTCTCCGTCGGCTTCTTCGTCTTTTGCCACAGGAGTTGGTTTTTCCTCGACTTTTTTAACAGTCTCTTTCTTAGGCTCGGTAACAGAAACCTTTACAGGCTCTCCGGTTACAAATGTTTCTTCTTTCAAAGCGAAAACCTGTTCTAAGTTTCTTTTAAGCGCCTTTACGTGCTGCGAACTGTCTGTATCTGACAGCTCGATGGTAATGGTGATTTTTGCCATAAAATGTGCGTGGTTTTTAATTATTAAATAGTAGCGATTTCTTTAGCTCTTTTACTTTTAGCAGATGGCGATTTTACTTTTGGGCGGATAGCTGTGTTTACTTCCAATACCCAATAATACCCCATTTTACCAATAGAGATAACACCTCTCAATACGGAAGATTTATAAGGCGCAGCCTCGCCATTATCAACAGCAGTGCGCAACGCACGCGATACAACATTTACGGACAGCTGGCAGTGCTGTGCAAATTCCGATGCGGTCATTGGTTCAATTACTTGTTTCTTTGATACCATGTCATATACGATTTGAAAGCAAATATAGGACGAAAAATTAATTAACCAAATATTTTTTGGTTAATTGAATAAACTTTTTATTTTTGGTGTCTAAACAAAAAGAAATATGTCGAACACACCACCCAACACCCGACCATTCAATTTGCAGGACTTTCTTGCAGGTAAACCGATAGTATGTAGGAATGGATTTGTACCACAAGACATTCACTATTTTAAGGACGCACATAATAATCACACGCCAATATTTTTTGGCACTAATGAAGGGACTGTTATGCGATGCGATAGAAATGGCGTATGCCCATCTGATTTGGTAAATAACAGTGATAATAAATACGACCTCTTCCACCCCTGCGAGCAAAAGGAAGGATGGGTGAAGTTATATAGGAAAAATTTTGGAGAAGTATATGTAAGGCATGCCGATGTTCATAATTTAGAAGAACAAGCTAAAAGATTTGTAAAAGTTCCAGATGACTACCTAACCACCGTAAAAATAACATGGTATGAATAAAGAACTACAACAGAAGATCGAGGAATTGGCTGATGAATATTCATTAGTGCCTTATGACAGGACTATTTTTAATGATGCTTTGAAATCTATCCTCTCCTCCCCCGACCTACTAAGATTAGCGGGATATATTCCTTTAACTGAATTAATACAGTTGGTTGAATGGAATAGCGATGAAGATGGTAGGATATGGGATGGATTAAAATTCGTTGACAGAAAACAATTTTTAAACACTCACTATCCATTAACTGATAAACCACAACCATGAAAACTAAATTTTTATTTTATCCTTATACTTGGATGTTTCCAACAATAGGGTTTGATATAAAAGATAAAGAAATATTAATTGTTATATTTTGTTGTGCAATTCACTTCACTTTTAAACAACCACAACCATGAAAACCCAACTAGACAAACACCTATTCCTTGCCTCGCACGCACAGGCTCAACTATTCAGCCACAAGTACAAGACAAAGAAACCTTCACCAATAATTAGATATGTTGTTATTGGGTTGCTGTTGTCGATGGGGTTGAGTAGTAGGGGACAGCAACAAGGGGAAATAGCTTTACCAAAAGATGCTTTTAGGATTCCTCAATTCTCGCACATTGACACTGCAAAAAGCCAACGTATACTAATCGGCTCCGTTACTGATGCGGGAGATTTATTTTCATTGCAAGCAACAAACAGCGTAGCTAAAATAACAATGTTTGCACCTAAGACTTTGATAATTGAGGAAAAGAGTATTATTAGTCAATCAAAACGAATCGACACCGTAATAATAGGCAACCGTATTTATACACTTAAAAAAGCGACTGAATGAAACACCTACTAACCATTTTACTGATATCGGGAATATGGTCTTGCACCAAACAAGCAGATCAACCAATCCAACTACGCACCCCTTCACGTCCAGAGATAGCCACCGTTCAACCAATGGTAAATACTATCTACGGTTACATGGCATGGAGATTTAACTTTACTATCCCGAACAAAGCTGAATCAAACATAAAAATTTGGTACAACTGGAAGCAGAAGAATGAATCTCGCGATTGGACTTTTGAAGCTACTATATTTAAAGGTCAAAGGGCAATGGACGTATTTACCATGATAGATGTACTAGGACAGATTGAGTACATTAGATTAGTAAAGGTAGAAGGAACGGATAGGAAATTTAATTTGTTACATGTAAAATAAAAAAAAACCATGACACCACTACAAATCTTTGCATCTATCTTTATTACAGCCTGTATATTAGGATGGGTAATACTTGTTAATGCTTGTAAGAACGCACCCTATGAGAATAAAGGTGATGAAATAATTTACACGGATGAAACGCATTTTGATTAAAATAAAAAAAAACAAAACAATGAAATACCTAAATTACATTTTGATTTTATTCCTATTACAATCTTGCTCTAATGGATTATTATTTAATCCTAAAAAAGATACTGTTTACATTTATGTATCTGATACGGTAAAACCTAAGCCGAAATATTCAGAAGCATATCCGAATTTTACAGAAACTAGGCACGTTACATTTGACGTTATGAAAAGCTATGAAAAGAAAAAATATTTTGTAACCTTTTATCTATGGATTGATGGGAATATAGCTTATTCTGACCCTAATATTGGTACTTATATTGAACCTTCTGAACTTGAAGTATATAAATCTAAAATCAGAAAAATTTGCAATGATAAAATACCAGAACTAATAAAAGTTTGGAACTAACCCCCATTCCCTTACCCCCAACTGCCCGACTAATAATCGGGCTTTTTTTATCCTAAAATGTCCTAAAATATCCCAAATTATAAAATCCCCACGTAGAAACGCAGGGATTAACCTTGATACAAAGCCTATTAGGCTCAGTTATTTTCTATACAAATCAGCCTCAGCCGCCCGTCTTAATATCAATCCGTTCAAAACTACTCCACCCGCTTTTACCCACTTGAGGAACTCGCAGGAACCCACTACCGGCATGCCATTTTCTTTTGTGTATGTATATATGGTCGGATCGTTAGGGTCGGCTTTCATTTTACGCAGCAATGTGCTATTTCTCAACGCCCCAATCCCCAGGTTGTAAGCAAACGACACAAGGGAATCAAATTGACTCTGTGTGGTGTCTTTAGGTAGTAATGCAAGAACACTCATTGAACGTTTAGCCACGTCATCCTGAAGCCACTGAGCAGCCTGTTCCATCGTACAAGTATCGCCTTGTTTTAAGGCTTTCCCATCCGGATAACGGGTAGTACCCCAACCTATAGTCCACACTCTCGCCGAACATTGGTAAGCCTCTGAACGGTAACCCTCGAATTTCTTTATGAGATCCAAACAATTTTTAGATGGTGTCATATCCCTATTACTTTACGAATGGATGGAACAATCTGCCTGAATAGTAACACAGCAATAACCGCAACCAAACCCCACAGCACCCAACCCAACTGCTTTAGCCTTTTTTCTGTCGATGTAGCCCGTTTCTCCTGTTCTGCCTTGTCGATACCCACCTGCAATATTATACCCTTCTGTTGGGCTTCCCTTAGCTTCACAGCCTGTAAGGAGTCGGATAGTTCATTGATTGCCCGATTATCCACCACATAATTCGTAACCGTGTTGGTGCGAGTGGTAGTTATGCGGATGGTGTCGGGTCGGATGATTGTGTCGGTTGTGCCGGGAAGAACGGCAGTATCAGATAAAATAAGCACTTCTGTTTCGCCGATTATAGTGTCATTGGAACAAGGCTTTTGTAAAGAAGCAAACTTCTGACCGATGGAACGGAACATAGCGGAATCGGTAATTACCCGCTGATAGGCTTGCTCGTTCTTTTTTGCAACGGTGGCGCATGATGACAGGAACAGTAGTGCTATCCCTAGTGCAAGTAAATAAAATACTACAATATGCCAACCACGGATATTAGTTGTTTTCATACAGTTTCTTTTTCATCTGCAAATAGTTGCGGATGATACGGTTAAATATCGCTATTGCTTGCAGGTCATTTTTGCACATCGTTGATGTCTTTCTTTGTGAGTTGAGCAATAAGGAAAGCGGTAAGACCCGCTACCTTAACCATAGCGTCATTGATTTTAGCAAGCCATACAGGCTCTGCTATTTCCAACCATGATAACACCGCTTCTGCTGCCCACGGAACGAGAACAGTAAATGCCGCTACCCACTTCAAGTAGTTGAAGTATTTAGGTGAGCCGCTGAAAAAGCGAGCGATTGTTTCGAGTACGAATTGTTTAGGGTTGAACATATTTTTTTGTTTTAAGGTTCTGACTTTGATTTTTTAATCTTAACGTAGTTATAACAAATAGTACTGATACCAGCCACTATTGTAACTGCTAATGCGATCAATTTCATCCAAGTCTCCACATTTGCCATACTCAATATGCCGCTTAGTAAAGTAATTCCGTACCCTTTAACGGAGGTTGTGTCTAAATTTTCCAACGTGTTTCGCATTTTAACGCAATTTACTTCATAAATGTACGGTGAAAACACCGAATTTTTGGTACGTGTTTTACGCATGTTATTTCATTTTTTGTAAGGTCGTATCCTGTGCCTGTGCAACAATCTTTTGAATAACTCCCGCTGATTGCTCATAGGGCAGTTTTGATAAGCCGCCAAGAACGGTTTGCAGTTCTGTTTCGGTTAGTTTCAGTTTGTATGTCGGCTGTTGCTGCCAACCAACTACAAGAATTGCAACTAATAATACAGCGCAAAGGATTGTGAATTGTTTTTTCATACGTATTTTAAATTTGTTTTATTTTTTCTAGCCCCGTTTAACATAGCTTTTAAAGTACTATGATTGTACCCGTATAAATTAGCCGCTTCTTTTGCACTTTCATAAAAAATACCATATTCAGGATGGAGAACTTTTTTCATTGGAGCAACTATTAAAGTAGGAGACACTATGCCAGTAATAAGGGTTTTTATATAATATCTAATCTTTTTTGTTTCTGAAATTTTCTTTCTTGTTTCTTCTTTATGCGTTCTTTTGTTTGACAATTTCATTTTTTCTCTCGTTTTTAAAGACCTTTTCTTTCCTTTTCCTGCTACACTTAATTTTAATCTCGTTTCTTGTGTTACGGGCGGCATTTTTTTACCTTTAGTTGCTAAAGATAGTTTCAATTTATACTCTTCGCTTCTAGGTTTATCCAATTTTTTACCCTTAAACATTAAAGATGCCCTCTCTTGTGCTGCTTTTCTTTGCTCTTCGTTTTTATAAGGTCGTGGAATTCCTTTTCTTTCTTTTCTATATCGTTGTCTAATTTCTTCTGAAACTATTAAATTGATTGCCCCCTCGCCACCGTCTGTTTTATTTACTAATTCACCCTTTTTCAAATCTTTTCTGCCATAAAAAGAAATTAGATATTGTTCTATTTTACACGCTTCTTCCCAACAAATATCCTTATGTGTTATCTGAATTTTATATCCATATTTTTTTACAACGCTATGCCAATGCTTACTTCTACCAAATTTTTCTTTTGATCTGTTTTCTTTTTTACCAATTCCAATGTAAAAAACTTGACCATTATCTTTTCTGACATGTTGGTAAACAATAGCCATAAAAAATTACTTTCTTTTAAATAAAGATAGAAAACTAATTACATATTCTTTTATTATAGCATCGTCTGTTCCCCACTTATTTACAATAGAAAAAGGAATATGAACGTTTTTAGCTCCAATTCTTTTTCCTTTTCTGTCATAAAATTCTACACAGGTATTACAACCACTAGTTGTATCCCCTATTGACAAGTCAAACGCCTTTATAGTTATTTGATATAGAGTATCTTTTTCCATTTGGTTCAATACAATTGGCATTACTTGTATTGAATTTTTTACAGTATCAACTTTTTGTACCGTTTGTGCTGTGGCTGCCAGTGAGATTGCAGCAAATAAGATTGTGAGTATTGTTTTCATTTTAATTAATGTATAAAATTTAATATTACAAACTCATTAGGTAATTCTAAAATATGGTCATTAAAATTACTTCTATTAGTATAGAAATAGGGGTCTTTTTTTGATGAACGAACTACCCTGACATTTGATTTTAGGACATTTGGATAGATAAGAAAAGAAGTCTGACTCGTTTCTGCGTATATAATATAATTACCTAAGTCATTATATTTTACTATAAATGCTTTGTACCCGTAGTAAACAGCATTTGAAATAGTCTCATTTTGATTTATTGGTGCTTCAAATTGTTTTGTACAACCAAATAATACAGTTAAGATAATAATAAATAAATACTTTTTCATGTGTTTTTTATTTAAAATTAAAGTAACTGATTATATATATTAATTTTTGTAAATTATTTAATTTAATTAATCACATCCACCTGCGTGGTAAGATATTACATACCAATTAGACCCATCTGATTTATAGGTAGCCGCACCATGACAAGGCAAAGACCCACCATTTTCAGAAGTTCCAAGTGTAACGCCAGATATAGTAATACTTGTTCCAAGCCCAGAACTTGTCCTTTTTATTGTTATAATCCTTCCGGGGAAACTACTTGCAGAGGGTAATGTTATTGTGTAAGTATTGCTACTTGCGTAAACAGTTCCTATGTTATCAGCTACTGTGTATGTTGTTGAAACGCTTGTATATGATTCTGAAAAATAAGTCGCTTTAACACTGCTACTGAATGTGGCTGCTCCTGTGTTGTCTATCGAAAACCTTGTTGCACCCGACGCGGTGTTATCAGCGATTTGAAATACGCCACTATTAGCACTGTTTAATACCCACTCTCTACCTGTTGAAGATGTTGTGTTTTTTAAAAATAATTCTGCGCTTGATGTTGTATTAAAACCAGTTCCCTGCGAATAAAATCTTCCTGTTGCACTAACACTCCCCGCCACCTGCAAGGCATCTGTGCCGTTGTTCGTGTTCGTGTTTACCAATAATGCACCACTATTGACTACTAATGAAGCGTTTGGCGCAGTAGTACCTATACCTACGTTGCCGCTTGTAGTAATTGTCATTCGTGTACCAGCATCCGCAAATCCACCTGTAATGAATTTGATACCACCACCTGTTGTTGACCTGTTAATTATCGCTAATGTGTTTACACCTAATCCTGTGTACGCACCACTATAAGCAGACGATGTATATACAAACTGTGATGTAGTTGCGTCTGTTGTTAAGTTAATATTTGATACGGCAGACGTACCGCTATTTGTGTTGACATAGTTTAAAGAGTTTTCACCATTTACGGATGTCGTAAACCCTGCTGTTGTTCCACTTAGCGCACCTGTCAACGTGCCGCCTGTTAACTGCAAGTATCGGGCATCACCTGTGGTATTAAAGTCACTTATATTTAGTTTGGTATTGATTGAACTTCTTAATGCAGATGCCGTATCTGTTAATCTTCCAATAGTAGCATAAGTCGCAGCAGCATCACTTATATTCAGCTTAGTATTTATTGAGGCTCGTAAGGCAGAGGAGGAGTCGGTGATTTGAGATGTTAAAGCAAGAGTACCAGATGCGTTTGGTAGTGTCCAAGTTCTATTATCTGAAATAGATGGAACTGTCAATTTACCCGTAAAAGCAGACTTAGCATTTTGAATATTAATATCCATCGCCGTATCTACATAAAGTCTATTTGAGAAGGAATTAATCAATTCAATAATCCTATACGAATCGTCCTGAACAACTCTTAGTGCGGGGTTAGTAGTTGAACTGTTCTGAATGTTTACACCTATCCCTGTTGCAGCAGTAAAACTTCCCGCTCTACCCGTTGAACTATTTACAGCATTAACAGCTTGAACAGATGTAGCAGAACTAACCGATAATCTTTCTCCTAAAAGCAATCCACTTGTCCTAATCGTATCACTTACCCATATTTTACCATCCTGACGGAACAAGTTGCCTGTTTGGAGGCGAACTTTACCGAGTAACGTATCTCTTAAATCCGTTTGATTATTCAGCGACCCCTGTATATTTCCCCATACAATACTGTCTTTTAAATTGTCAACAAAAGCAAGCGTTCTGTGAAAACCTTTGAATTTAACCCTTACTGAGCTGTCTTCGCAGTTAAATATCATGTACATGGTGTCGCTGGCATTCACATAAATAGTCGTGTCAGCACAGCCCATGGCGATACCCCGGTTAAATCTTGTTTTGCTGTTCGTCCCTACCCACGGTTGAGAAAAGGCAGAAACAGCTACAATCAAAAACGACAATAAAGCAATTATTTTTTTCATCTTATATACGCATTAATAAGTAAATACCTGTGTTTTTAGGCGTTGTTTCACCTCCTGTTGATCCAGTGTTAACCGTATCTCCGGTCCATAATCCGCGATCACCGCCAGAACGCATACGGTTCGCTTCGTAATTGGTTCCGATAGTGTCGGTTCTGGTGCGAGTAAATGTGTGCGTGTGGGCCTTCACATCATCAGCTTGGTATGATCCAGCTAATCTGGTTATGCCTGTTCCTTCCACCCCCCTTAAATACCCAGCGGAATAAAGCCTTGGTATGCGGAAAGTAGTTGATCCGTCACCATCGGAAAACTTACCATGTTGTTCAGACGATCCTGTCCAGGTTGCATCGGCTATTAAAAGCGATGCATCTAGCTGTTGCACATACTCCCACAGTCTTCTGTACACTGTTCGATCAAGCAGCGATCCGTCTGCAAATATAGCACCTTGTACAGTAGCATCTTTATCGTTTTGGAACAAGATGTCTCCCACGCGAAGTACCCCGTCGATATTGTTGAGCACCACATAGTCAGTTCCGGTATAAATGATCATGGCGCGTTCACCTTGTGCTAAATGCAGTTCGGTGCGGTTGCCAAAATAGTTGATGTTTCCGCCACCATCTACATCAATAGTTACATTCACATGGTTGCCACCATCTGATGCAAAGAAATATTGCAAGAAAGTGTCTGTTGTGGATATGGCCGGTAGCGATACTGTAAAAGCCGATCCAGCACCTTGCAAGCGTAAAAGCTTACCTGCATCCGCGTCGGTTAGCACAGTGTCTACGGTAATGATTTCTTCATCCGTAATTGTCTTAGCACTTTGCACCGTAGGCGACAACACTTGCACTTTCGGGTAAAACTGCACCGTGAACTGTTCGTCAGGCGTAAACTCATCCCCCGCAGCCAAATTAAAGCCTATCACATCCCCATCGACATCTGTAATCCATGTCAGCTGATCAGGCTCAAACATTGGTCCAAACGCCACTCTGTAAATAATATCAATATCCCAAGTTTTCCAATCCACATTTGTGTACGAAGTATCGCCACCAACCATCTTTAAAAATTCAGTAGGTCTGATCTCAATGCTTTCGTAGGAAGGCTGGTAAATAAAAGATTGGCGCAGCGTACCAGTAACCATAAGTGATGTCGTCTCGTAAATATTTACGATAAACGTCACAGGGTCTACGTCAGCGAATGTTACATTTTGCGGCGTGTTATGTGGAGGGGCAAATATCTGCGCATCAACGACCACAAGTGGGTTAGATGCTTTGAATATTCTGACCGCAATACTATCAGTAATGCTAGGCGCGGATGATATGGTAAGATTGATATTCATGTTTATTCAATATCTGTAACTTGAACAATAGCATCTTGCTGGTTAGCCGGTGCTTGATTGGAACTGAAACCTTTGGTGTTGATGTTGTAGGTAACAAACAGATCACCTTCATTTTCGCCTTCTGCATCGATAGCAATACCAGCTCTGTTGTTAGCTTCTCTGATTGGGACAGTCCAGAAGCTCAATGGCGATCCTGGCGTTGATATTTCTTCCAACTGCGCATCCTTATCAAGCGTGTATTCGTAACCATCAATACTTACGTTGTCGCAAGTAAGCGCGCGATTAATTTTATCGATCATCCAATCTGGTAAACCTTGATCACTACCAACCAAAAACTCATACGATCTAGTTGGCTCGCTATCCAAGTTCACGATGTCTAGCGGCTCATCCTCGTATTGCGATAATCTTCCACCAGGACGGAAACGCTGAATATAGCCTTCTACGCGTATGCGGGACGTATATCCGCCAGCCACATTCCAAATGATATCCGTATCGTTCTCATCGTTGCTGTAATCAATCACAACGGTCTCAGGCCAATCAGCGGCTATCAAAATAGGCTCTGTTACAAACTGTCTTGCGGTAGGACCAGAACCGAAAGTAGCCAGCAAATAGTAAGTCTCACCTGCTGCCAGAACAGAACAATCCACTGTACCCACGTACAATTGTTGACCAGCAGACAGCCCATCGTTAGCTATTTCATTCAGTGTGATAGTGTCTACTTCCGCGCCATTGCAATCTATGATTACCAACGTAGCTGCCAGCCCTTCTGTAATAAATTGCACATCGAAAGTATCGTTGGTTTGCCACTTTTGGAAATATGGTGTTTGCACAGAGTACCTGCCGATACGGTTCGTAAACCAATCAGTATCCATTTGCTTGAAATGGTATTGCAGTGGGTAGGTTGCCCCCACGCGTATAAATTTTACCGGTAATCTATGACTTATGATACCCATGTCTTCTATTACAAGTGCTTGATCATTATAATTGATAAACTCAGACACATCGGTAAGAGAACTACACAACAGTGTCATTTCTTGTGACTCGTTAAACGCTGGCTTCACAGATACTTCTTGTGGGAAGCCGTAAAACCTTTTTCCTTGCCACGTTCCTGTGATATATCCTCTACCTGCTTGCTGCAACAATGATACGATATTTTGAGGTATTTCTGACCTGAATTTTAACAGGAACGGTCTGAAATAGGTCTCTGTAAGTTGATTCACACGTAAGTTGCCGTTCTCAACAGTAGTAACACCGTTGAGTGTTCGGATAAGTGTTGCGTTTTTATCCGCGCTTGTAAATTTTACAAGTTCGTTAGGTAATGCATACAACCCACCAGACAACAAATCGCCATTCGCAATTAATACTGTTTTAGGTGTCAACTGTTCTAAGTTGTACCAAGTGTCTATGTTCGTTCCACCGCTGATAGCTGTGTAGGTCGGTCTGAATACACTGTACTTGCCATCCTCATCCGGTGCACGATTAATATTGATGATAAAAACAGAGTTGTCGCCTCTTGCATCTGTGTTTGGCAGATCAAAAAATCGCTGGCGTATTCTCTCAATACCAAATATATCTGTACGGTACCGGCCAACGAGATCAAGCTGATTGTTGGTTCTTGATATCGGTGTGCGGTATTCTTGTCCTGCGTTCACCTCTTGACGAGCCGCGCCTTCTTCTTGTTTCTGATCCGGATATCCTACTTTAACGGAATTGAACAACAGATCAGAAGCAACATCAATAGTAAGCTCTGCTACTTCACCAATATCTAATATCTCTATGTTGTTATTAAGAAAATAGGATCTTTCCTCAAACAACACTTCCTGAGTATCATAATTCACCCCAACAGCACCTTTCAATATTTTGCCATAGCTGGTGAAAAAGTCCGAGAAGCTTGTTTTGATTACTGGGTTATCCAATCCGCGTATAGCATCCCCGCATGTTGTTACCAGATGTTCGTTGTCTTCTAAAAGCGATGAAACACCTGTAAAACGGTTATCCGTCATGTTTGCTACCAACTCCTTAAATACATCAATCGGTCTTTTTGCGGCGCACTCTGTAATCTGAAAACGGGAGTCGAAAGTAATTTTGAAATTGGTTTCTTCTACGAACAAGAATATAGAACCTAAGAACGAACCTGTTTCAATCACTATAAATAATTTACCATCCCTTGTAACAACAACAGGTTCGTCAACTAAAGATATCGTGTATGTACCTGGCCCGGTTAAAGTACCCGATAAAATAGTGGTTTTAGCTAACGCTGGTGGAAGTATTGGGTACACATAAAAAGATAAATCATAAGTAAGATTGGTACCTCCAGGTAGGTTATCAATTCTTACCGTAAAATCTCCGGTAACTCTAGCTGTAAGTGTTTCTATTGAGGAAAAGAAAAAATTACCTGAATTAGTTAACGACGTAGATATCGCTCCTGTTATCTCCTCAAAAAATGAATCGCCTCTTGTCACCCCAACATTTTCACCTTCATTATTGACGAAATTGACCGGAACAATATATTTTTTCAATGGATCGATTTGCCCTGTGCCTGCTGAGAAATAATTGAACGTATCAGTAAAGCGAATACCATCAAGATCAAGCGTAATGCCTTCGCATGGGATGTCGTAAGTAACGCCGTCATTGGCGCGGATGAATTTAGCTGGTCCGTCTTGCATCACCTCTACCGTGATACCGGTTTTTGGGTCGTCCACGGCTTTGCTTAAATCAATCTCAGCTTTATAGTACAGTTCATAATTACCATTGGTTTCGCGGTTTAATTTTAGCAACCCTAAATACACCCCGCTTTCCACGCTTCTGTTTGCGTATAAAAGAGCGCGTAATATTTTGGCCCCATCTTTTACAAATTTGTAGGTAGATGTGTACGTCCTTTCAAGTCCAAAATACTTTGCACTGCGACCGTAGTTCAAGACAATATCAGACCAACCCTCAAACATATTGTTCAAAGGCTTTGGCGCGAGCTGCAATTTAAGATCACCAAACTGATCAATGTAATACGACGCACCGTTTTCATTCAGTAAAACTGCCAGCCATTGTTTTGAACTTATTGCCATTACTTGAATACTTGATTGTACAAATGTATGTCTCTGCCTAAATTAACACTCACTTTTGACTTCACCACAGGTTTGTTCTTTTTCATTCCGCGAAGCAGTGCTTCTGTTTGCCACTTTACCAAAGCTGTGCTTTGATCGGTCTCTCTGCGCTGTTCTGGTCGTCTACCCATGGACACAGATAGAAAACGATGTACTTTTTCAGCATCCGGAAGAACGTGTGTACCTTTTGGAAGATCCATGATGGTTGGCTTGCTTGGCGTGTCAAATATCTGGCCGCTTGGTGTGATTACTGTTTCACGCTTGCCGCCATCACCAACCATCGCCAAACCACCTTTGTGCCCGTCTGCCTTTGTACCATGTTTGTATCGCGGTATTGGTGAACTAAGCGCTTTAACCAACTGCGCAGCACCTAACGCGCCCACAGTGGCCGCCAAAGCAATATTAAATGGCGACCAGGGTTTTGCCCCTAATGCATTCACCACAGCCAAAGACGTACCGGATATGATGCCCGCAATAGAGTTCAATCTCTCAAACCTTGCTCTTTCCACTTCCAACTTTCTACGGCGACGATCATTTTCCTCCAACTGCGCTTGCTTACGAGCCTCCAAAATGATAATGGCATCGGCTTGCTGTTGCTGATTCAGTGTGCTGGTTCTGATCTTCTCCAATTCTGCTGCTGAGTTCTTTTCAATAGAGGCGCGTTCTGTTTCAAGATCAGCTTGTCTCTGTTCAAATTGGATAGAAGTCAGTGTAGCAATAGCGTTTGAAATGTTTTTTACAGATTGATCAATCAACTGTAAAGTGTTCAACAACTCTTGCCTTCTTAGCTCTTGGTTCTTTTTAAAGTTCTCAGTCTCTTTGTTGTCGGCATCAATGGAAACTTGGGTCAGCTTTAATTTAAGTGCTGACAATTGGTTTTCATACTTCTCTCGTTCTTGTGGTAAAAGTTTTGCGTTCTTTAACTGCTCTTGAACGGCTTGTATCTCCAAGGCTGTTCCATCAACAGCACTTTTCAACCCTATCTTATCTTTTTCAGCAACATACGCTTCGTATGATTTTATTTCTCCGGAAAGATACTTTTGGTTTAATCGGATTAACTGATCGTTAAGTGTAGTTTGATTACGGAGTGCGCGGCTCTGTATATTCGCTTCTCCTTTATCCACACTTGCCTGTCTGTCTTCCGCTTCTTTGTCCGCTGCTGCTTTTGCTGCTGCTTGTCTTTGCTGGTAATATTTTTCGTTAAGATCGCGCAGCACCGTTAGGTAATCAATCTCAGCTTTCACAACATCTTTGCGAAAATTAAATTCGATCTCACGTATTTTAACAGCAGAATTGTTTCTGATTGTTTTTTCTTCCTCTGCTGTGTATTTTTTGAGTTTAAGCGTTTCTTCTGTGTTAAATTTTTCTTCTGCTATTGCGTTTTGCAAAAGCTCATTGTTAAGTTGTCTAGCCAATTTATCATACACTCTTGCCGCTTCAATTCGAGCACCAAAACCATTTTGGTCATTATCACGAATAGACTTCCAAACCGCCATTTGATTTTCAATCAAAGAACGATTCATTTCAAATATAGCGTTGTAGTATTTACGCGCTTTTCCTTCCCTATCAGATGCCGTTTTTGTATCTAAGTCAATCAAAGCTTTGCCGGATTCCAAATCAGCTTTAAACATATTTTGCAGCATGACAATATACATATCTTGCTCCGCCATAGTTATTTTCTTGTTATACGCCGCTTGTTTATCCTTACTCGCCACTAATTGATCGTAAAAACTATCTTCTCCTTTTTTTAATTTTGCGTAAAAAGCGCCAGCTCCTTGCAACATCTGATCAAAAAAACCTAGAAATTCTTTTGCTGGTTCGGTAGTTATGGCTATTCTTTTTTCAAACGCTTCTCTTATTTTTGCTTGATAAGCTTGCGCTAAAGCCATTTTTCCTAGTAGCCCAATGTATTCTTCAATTATAGCATTCGCTTTTCCGGTTTCAACTGCTTCTTTTGTAATGTATCCAATGTGATCAGGGATAATCTTGTTTATTTTTGCAATAGCTGCTTCTCTTTCTAAATCGGATTTATTTTTATCCTTGGCAACAATCAAAAGAGCTTGCAACTCTACTCTTTCTGCAACAAGAGATTTCTGCGCCAAAGCATTCACTTCTGCGAAAGTCTTTGTCTTTTTCTCCATCTTATCTAATTCTGTTTCCATGGATTTCAAAATCTTTGGAAGACCTGTGATGGCTATTGTGATAAGCGTAATAACCCCGCCTAAACTAAATATTTGACCGGCTAATCCTTTTAGAATAGTACCCCAGCTTTGCCCCTCTTTACGAGCTAACGCTATGGCATCCGCTAACATCGGTATGTTGTTCGACAAAGACTGAATACCTGTCGTTGCAGAAATAGCAAAGTTGGGCAATTCTCGAAGCACTAAACCAAAATCCTTAAATCCAGATGCGTAGTTACCTACATTTCTTTGAAAGTTCCCAACGCCAGCATCAATCGCTTTTAGGCGATTGTTCATTTCATTTGCGGCCGATGCTGCCTCTTTATATTCGTTTGATGTAACGCCAAGCGTAGCACCGAGATCCTGCGCTTTCTTTTGTGCTTCTTTAAACTGTTGCTGTAATTTTTGATACGGACCGGTAAGACCTAATACTTCTCTCGCTTGTTCTTTCAACTGTTTATTCACCTCTGCAAGCGCAACTTTTGATTGTGCGTGCTGTTCTGCTTCTTTGGAAAGCGTGGCATTTAACGTAGCAAGTGTAGCTTCATATAGTTTGGCAAGCTTTTCAGTTTCAGACATGGCTTTACCCTGTGCCATGGTATCCGCAGCGGTTTTCTGTAAAGTAACGGTTAGTTGTTCCTCTGCTGTTCTAAGTTTTAAAGTGGCTTTGTCTGCGTTGTTTGATGCCGTAGCCAATTGTTCAACCGCAGCCGCAAGACCCGTCATACTTTGAGAAGCCTTCACGTTAGAGGCAGCATTTTGCACCTTTACCATGGCTGCTTCTACCTCGGTCAAATAGGTCATAATACGACGAACCTGCGCTTCAATCGCTGCTTCATCAAATATCTTATTAATTGGGGTTGCCATGGGTAGACTATTTCATCTGCAATATACATTTTTATCCGGCTTTTCGGGGCTGTTTATTCTGTGCTTCCAACGCTTTTTTCTTCATGATGGCGAATTGATAAGTGGATATTTCGGTAGACTTGATGTGGTACCCTTGTTCTTTGGATAGCGCGATTAGCCAATCTTCAAAATACGGTCGATCCACAGGCTTCTTTGTTTCGCTGGTGCCAACTAATCTTTCCGCCTCTCTGACAAGTGCCTGGCGCTGTACATACCACGCTTTTGTGCGAGCAAGGACGCTGTTCAACTGCTTAAAATATTGTTCTTCTGCTATGTTTTCCCATTGGTAGCTTATACCATACTTACGCAGCACATCTGCAAAAGACGGCGCATAATATTTTGACATCTGATCAGCTATGGTGGATACAATCTGGATTTTCGCTTTTAGGAATATGATATCTCTTTCCAAACGAACCAAAGTAACATAACCGGTATTACCTTCCAACGCCTCATATTCTGCGCGTATAGCGTCCCAAGCGGCTGCTGTATCGCCTTCACCCAAACGAGAATGGTCACCATCACAAACAATACGAATAAAGGTCTCTAAAATAAGATCTTCACATTTACTGATCGGGATGGATGACTTCGACGGTGTTTGGCTCTGTTGTTTCTGAGATTGTGTATTCATCGTGTGTGCGAAGTATAAATACAGGTAAACCGGTTTCAGCAGCTTTTTTCTTGGCTGCCGCTTTTGCCAAGTTGTATGATTCAATCACGTTGGCTCTTTCAGCTATGCAGTTTGGACAGCTCATAAAATTCCGTTTAAAACCTCATTGAACTCTTGAACCGGATCTGCTTTCTGTTGTTCTGATTGAGCTGCTGCGGCTGCAAAATAAGAAGCAACCTGCTGTATGTCAGAAGGGAGTAAATCTGTGTGGCAAGTAAGGCTTTTTCTTTCCTTGCACCCAAGAACAAAAAACCGATCGCTTTTTAGGATCAGTTTTACAGCGTTGATTTTTTGTGTGAGTAGTTGTAGTCTCTTTTTCATATCCCAAGTTTGTTTTTTATGTTGGCAATTAACTGTTCTTCTGCTTGCGGTTTGAGCACTTCTAAACTTTCGTCATTCAATCCAAAAATAGTCTCTCCACTTTTCTCAACCAATAAACTTTCTTTACTGTCTCGGCTCCCATGGGTGATATCGCCTCTGCCCACTCTCGCATAAATACCGCTATGAAAAGCACCTGTCTTTTTCAAATCTATTGGCGCTGACCGGCCTTTGCGTTTAGCGTACCCCGCTGAGTAAGCTGCGCGCCCTTCGTATGTCACGGCTTTACTGTCAGCAGTTACACCGCTATTCAGTTGATCCCTGTTCAGTTGCGCCATTTCCGGCTCCAATTCCGTCAACGCTTCCTGTATCGCCGTCGATACTTTCAACTGCCGCAGTGCTGTTTTCATTTCCGTTGGATGCATCTGATATAGATTGAACAGGTTTAACGGTTTTTGACTTTTTCGGTTTTTCAATCGCTGGTTCAGGATTGAAAGTATGGTACACCTCTTTTAATTTTTGATCAATGGCCGCCGGACTAAGCGATTCAAAATTTACTCTGTTACTATGGTGCGTTACAAACGCATCCACAGAAGAAAAACGTCTCACATAATCCGGGTTCCAATTCACGCCGTGAACAGTTATACCTTTTGCCATGGTGTATTTTATTTGCAATATAGCAAAATAAATTAGTAACTTGCTTCAAGTAGTCTTCAAATCTCATAAGCAGTTGTTTTTGGTGGAGGGAGGGTGTTCTCATCCTCCCAACTTTTAACATTTTGGTTATGTTATTAACCATATATTTGCTGTCTAAACCAATCGGAAATGCCTACTTTAACTTTTTTTGCACTTGGCGTTGACCCTAGAGTGCATTATCACAACGAATCGCTAATTATGAAAGATACTCGCAATGATCTTCATTTTTTCACTATTTGCTTAAACTAATTTAGCGTAAGGGATTATTCATTAATTATAACAATCTAACCCCCGTTAGTTCTGTTCGGGATGCGGTTGTTTAATGGGCTCCAGCGGAAACTTGCGCTAAAAGAAAAGCCCCTCAATTAGAGGGGCTTTATTATTCATAAACCGCACACGTATTACGCTGTTGTTGGGAGAGTGAGTGCTCCGGCACTTTCGTAACCGTCGATGTTCTCTGCTTCCAAACCTGCGATGTTTACCAAATCCAGCGTAACGCCTTGTGTTCCCGCAGGGAAGTCAGGATCAGCAGTGCTGATAGTTACGTTGAATGTTTTGGTAGCTGCTACACCTGCAACACTTGAAATGGTAATAGCCGCGCCTGTTGATGCGTTTGCTGCTGCCCAAACAGCAACCAAAGCCAATTCGGTTGGGAATACCTCGTACAAGTTTGTTCCGCAGCGAGAAAACACGCTTACGTTTGCAACCCCTGTGCCTTCGTTCCAACTGTTGTTGGTCAGGATGATGTCTTGCAAACCTGCTACGTCTGCTACTTCGCTAGTCGCTTGGTAGTAAGCCAAGTTCTCATTGATGTAGCGAGGCTCAAACACAAAACGCAGCATATAGCCGGTTGTATTCGATCCGTCGGTAGGCTTCCATGGGTTAGTCCACAACATTTTGGTTGGAATGCCGTACATCGCTCCCGCTTCTGCACCAGAAGTACCGAATAAACGGAAATCTTCATCGTAAAACAGAACAGACCAATTGCCGTTGCTGTTAAAGCTGCGGAGAGCTTGCTGCAAGCACAATCCACCATCTGTAAATTGGAACATCCAATCGTAGTCGCCTTCGCGCACTACTTTCTTTCCGCCGTAGCCGAAATTCTGGATAGTAATATCTTCTGTGTTATCTGTGATAGCCAAGAAGTTTCCAACAGAGAAGATGCGGTTCAGCTTGGGTGTTACTTTCGCATCTGCTGTCAGGGTGACGATCAAATCGTCAAGTTCTGCCGCTGTCAATTTATAGCCATTAGGCACGATAAAGCCACCGACAATTTGTTTCATGTCTAAGTAGCAAGATCCAAAGCCAGTATTGGCCACATCGTTAGCGCAGATAAGCTGATTTAAGTCTGCCATTGTTATAAAATTTGTGGCCAATAGGCCGTTTTAACAAATCTGTTTGTATCGCAATCGGAAATTAACCCGAAAGCAGTGATAAGGCTCCATATCTCGAAATTTGAGTCCTTGGTCTCTTATCGGTCCTGGATATTCTCTAAACACGTTTTCGACGCCCGTTTCAAAACCTGTAAACTGAAAACCATAAAGTTTTCGGTTGTACAGTAGGTTTACCACATCTATTCTTACTTCCTCGTCGGCTCTGTCTGTTTGATTTTTCAAAGCTTTTAAGTTGACAAAGAAATGAATGCTGCATGTTGTTTCGAGATCACCACCAATCAAGTTTGTCGCTTCCCCAACAGAGAAGAAAGACAAGGCTTTTATCTTATCATCCAAGTACACTTCTTTGTACTGTTTTGATCCGATATACACCTCTGCAACCGTACCGGTAGACTTCTCGTTTTTGTATGCACGGGCATACGAATTGTAATCCAAAGAACTATCAGCGTTAAGTCCCCAAGTTGCTACAAGTCTGTCGTAGAGCCATTCTTGTAAGTTATGGATAGGTATATCCACGCCCTCTTTCTCGGTCTTGGTATACTTCATAAGGTAAAGAATGTGACTCTATTCGAGCCTGTCCAAAAAACGATTTATGCAACTTCTTTATTTCATTTTCCAATCGGTACTTTAAACCCGGACTAAACACTTGCCCTTCCGATGGAACGCCCAAATTCAAATCTTTATACAAATCGCCCATTTGTTCTTTGCTGATCCTTTCAGTCGCATTGCTTCTGGTTGAGTTTAATATCAACTCAATCGTGTCGCAAGCAATTTGAAGGCTTACAGCAGTGTCAAACAACGGTGCGTTTGCAACGATTCTGTTGGTCAAGTCTCTGTATGTGGTGAACTGTGGATTGAACCCGTATGTCTTTGATGAGTATGTTGGAGGAACAACAAATTTAGTTCCACTAACAGGACTCTCAAAAGCGTCGAAGTAAAACATACAACCTCTGCGGTAAACAAGTACCGGTTCATCGTATGCTTGTGCGTCTCCGATATCCGATTGAAAGTATCCGATGTAAAAGTCTCTTGAAACAGACTTGTTACTCATATAACTTAAAATCAGATCATCAACAGGTACAATGGTCAGCTCGCCGCCAATTACATTGACTGTTTTTGTCCATATTGCTTGGCTGCTGTTATCAATAAAGCATTTCATTTCAAACGAAACGCTTTGATCAAAATAAAAAGCCAAACTTGAAAGAGCTACGGCAAAGTCGGTGTTAGGACCGATGGTAATTCGATATCCGACAAAATAATTTTGGTTAGGTATAACAGTATCCACGATGTCTGTTTCTCGATCAAAGGCTTGCACAGTTTCAATCACCTCTATGTTGTGTGCAAAAACACTGTCCATCACTCTTTGGATGGCTGATTTCTGCATGTCTTCCAGAAACAGATTAAAGTCTGGATCTGAAATATCGGGATCTTCCTGCGATTGCCAAATGTTCTGAATCGTAACAGCCGCGTGGTTACTCGGAGAGTTGAAATACTTCCCCGATTTACTTAACGTATTCGGTTCGGTAAGACCAGGCATTCCGGCGAGAGTAGGTTGTTTCCACCCCACTCTCCCGAACAATGCCTCAATAACTCTCGTATTGTTATACATTCAAATTAATTTGTCAAAAGTCGAATCAATCGGTAGCGAACTTTTGGAACCGCCACCACTGTTCCTGCGGATATGAACCGAACTCTGTGGTATTGATACACGCTTGGAGTCAAAGCCCAAATTTTAAAATTTGTGGTTTGATCTGTAAAAGTGAGTGTATCCGTTCCAATGTTCTGCCAATTACTACCATCCAAACTTCCTTGGATAATAGCGGTACCGCTTACGGTTCCGGAAACCTTAGATACAGTACCTTGGATAGCTACTGCGTAATAACCGCCGGTAGCGGTAGGCAGTGCGATATTTACGGTATCTGCGTTGGTCAGCGTGTCAGAACTAGACACCAGCACAGAAGCCTGTGCATTGGTCTCAGTAGAGAAAGCTGCTAATGTTACAAGAACCAACAATAAAGCGAATAACTTTTTCATGGTATTATTGGTTTACTGCATTTGAGCTACTTCGTACACCACACTCTCCGTCGCGGTGCTTAACGGTGCTAAGATCCAAGCCACGTCCACAGACAACTCGAACTGCAAAACAACGTCTTGCGCGTTACCATTGCTTGCGCTGGTGTCGCCTCTCTTAGCGTATACAGACAACGCCATGTCCATGCCAGAACCCAAAGGATCAGGGATGCTCATAAAGCGGCCAACTTCATTCAGTTCGCCATCGCCCCAACCTTCACGGTTTTGCTTTGGAATCCATGGAAGAACACCAAATGTATTCTCAGGCATAACCAGAGAAATACCGCCAGCGTAGTTCGCATCTTCCAGCTCTACGCTTTCAATGATGTTCAAGTCTGCAAACTGAAACGCGGTGTTTACAGCGTTTGCGTTGCCTTGCGCCAAGTTAAACTCGGCATCCACAAAAGTCTGAGGTGATGCAATCACATCGAAACGACCTTTGTACTTGTTCTGACGCATCATAGACTTAGCAATCTGATAGAACTGCTTTTGCTTGTCTGCGCCGATTTCAAACGCGTCATTCGCAGCGTTGAAAGTACCGTTTTGGGTAGCGTTGTTGATTTGCGTTTTGTTTGCAATCAAATAGTCGATACCGGCGGTTTCAATCGCTTCGTGAATGTTGATAGCTGAGTTGCGAAGCAACGTAGCCAAAGCTTCTTCAAAAGAGAATACGTTGGTATCCATCTGTTTGATAGAAATGCTGAATGGATCAACAAATGAGTTCCAAGTCAGAGAAACTGCAAAAGAGTCTCCTCTGTTACCTGTGTGTTCTGCTACGCGGGCAGTACCAGGTGTACGCTGCTGGCGTGACATTACATACGCTTCAACGGTGCGATCTTCTCTGGTACGCAAAGTACGGTGAGAAGGGATCAATACATCGTTATTACGCATGGCAACCACAAGCGCAGCCGCTTGTCTTTTACGCATTTCCTCTTGTGGGAAACGGTCTTTGAGTATTGCTTGTGCTTTGACAAGGTTACTCGGCGTGAAATTTGCCATTGTGATGAAAATTTTAAGATTTGCCGCCTATCCTGGCGAATAGTTGTGCGCAGCACTTCTTCTATCTGTATCTCGGAAACGGGCGTTTCCCACTGATCTAAAGATGTATCCCCTGCAATGGATATACAGTCACAATATTAATGATAAGATTGTATATGTTCCAAAAATATTTTTTAGGTATAAAAAAACAGGTCTGAAAAATCAGACCTGCTCCTAAACCTTGGGTAAACATGAAAAACTACTTCTTTTTACCTTTTTTCTTTTTGCCGTACATAACTGTAAATTTTAGATGAAAGTTAAGTAGGCTTAAAGATAGGATTTTATGCGTTCAAATCAAACTCTTTATTTTCTGCTCGAAGTTCGTCTACGTAGCGAGAAAAATCAGCGGTTCCGGTTTTCTTGCCATCTTTTACCCACTCCTTTTCCGCGTCAGACAATTTGGTTGGTTTGGTCGGTGCACCGCTTCCGCCGCCAGAACTTCCCTCGCCTCTGCCAGATCTTGTGCCGGTGCCGGTATCAATCCAACCTCTTTCAGTAGCATACTCAGTCACCACGTCTTTAATTGGTCTTGGGTTGAGGGCTTGATCAGCGATGGTTTCACCGTTTTTTACAGCGACAATTTGCCCGTCTTTCTCGGTGAAATCATAGCCTTTGGCTTTCATAAGCGTCAGCACTTCTTCTGCATCCATGCCAGCTTTTAAATTGCTTGGAATGGATTTAAGAACTGTTGCTTCCACTTTTACTTGGCTTACCTTCTGTTCAATCTGCTGTTTTTCGTTTTGCAGCGTTTGGATGTTCTTTTGCAGCTGAGAAATAGTTTTATCCTTTTCTTTCAACTTCTCATCCGGCGCAATCTTAGCGTCAGCTAAAGCCTTTTGTTGTAAAGCCTCGATGAATGTGTCAGGATCTTTCCCTTCAAACTCCAACCCCAACTCTTTCTTTTTATCCTTGATCAGCATTTCAATTGAAGCGGTTTCACCGGCTTTTCTACCCGCTAATTCTTTTGCTCTGTCTCTTGTTGCAAGTTCCTCTGCCGTCAGAACAGTGATATTGTCCGGGATGGCGATATCTTTTTCGGCTGTGTCCGTGATGGCAGACTCTAAAGCAGCAGCATCCATTTTAAGGGTCGCGGCTATTTTCTGAATGGTTTCTTTTTTCAGCATAAAATGTGGTTAGTGTGCGGTGATGAAATTATTTTACCTCAACATAGCGGATCAAAGAGTTCGCCTCTTGCCCGTTAAGCCTAGCAGCTCTTTCAGGCGTGATCTTCACATTAGGTTTGATAATCGGCCCTTCTACAAGCTTACCATCGTGTTTCACCAACTTTACTTGGTTGTACACTTTGTTAAGAGTCTTGGTGGGCTTGGCGGGTGCTGGATTAGCTTTCGCTTCCTTTTCGCGAATCAGTTCAATTTCAGCTTTGATGGCTTCTTTGTCTTCTTCGCTTGCTTCCATTTCAGATAAACGGAAATCGATATCCGCTTCATCTAAAGGGGCGAATAGCTTCGCCGTGTCTTTGATTTCTTTTTTCGTCATTGTGTGTGGTTTTAAAAATTATTAATCGTCTTCATCGTCGTCAGGGCCGGCGGCTCCGCCAGCACCCACGACAGTTTTATCTTTTTTCTTTACTCTTTGTTGATTGTTTGCACCTCCGCCATTATCATCACCTTTTGCTTCGTAATCCGGATCATCCGCTGGCTCGTACCTTTCTTCGGCAAATCTAGTCAATGACTCTTTTAAATCGCTATCTTTCATTCCTAACCATTGTGGTTCGGTGATGGTAGCAGCCCATTCGCTAAAATACACTTTTCTTGCAAGTTCAATGCCCCCTATCACAGTTTTTGCCTGTTCTACGGTCAAGTGCACAACAGGCTCTATGCGCATCATTTTAAGATACTTATTCAGTTCAAGTGCATTGGATTGAAACTTGGTTTCGTAGTACTCTTTTAAATGCTCATCCAGCGTTCCAAATGGCGCGCCTTGTTTCCTGGCAGACTCGTATTTTTTCCAAATCGCATCCGGTCCTTCCACTAAAAATCTGCGCCCGTAAGAAATGGTTGCGCCTTTATATGCAGATTGATAATTGAAAAAACCAATATTGTTCACGATGAACTTTTCCATGTGTTCCGCTGCATCAGCATATTCACTTAATCGATCATTGATAGGTTGCACATCCATGTACCGGCCAGCAGCAGTTTCTCTTTCCAGATTCTGTCTGCTATCGCTGCGCTTGGTGCCCCAATGCGTTTCAAAAATAAGATCCTCTAAATGTGTCTGTTCTTCACGGGAGTATTTTAAATACTCTATATCTGGTGACACAAAGCCCATCACATCCGGCGCAATAGTTGGCTCTCCGTTTGTTGGAAGATCAAGCACCATGATTTCAGAAGGCTTAGAGTCAAGCTTTAAACCTGTACCATTACAGGTTCTACACACCGTTCCGCCAATCATGCCTGTGCTTTTACAATCGCCGCAGACTTCGCGGTACTTCCACGTTTTAGGGAAGCCGTGTTTAAATTTATAAATGTTGCGAATCGATCCATCGCGCAAATAAGTATCCGCTAATTCCACCACATCATTCAGCGGTGAAATAAATAAATCAGTAAAACCATTTTTGGGTAAATCAGAGACAACAAGCCCTGGAACATACCCAAAGTAGTTAGGATACGTCGGTCCTACTTTGCGGACAGACTCGTTCTCTACCTTGTACGTAAGATCAAACATGTCATCCACAACGCGGAAAACATCTTTCTCTTTTGTGCGAAATACTACCCACTCGACTCTGCGTCCAGAAAGTTTATAATCAAAAATATCTTCAATGGATTTGTATGTCGGGTAGGTTTCGTTATCACCTACTTCCATATAGATCAGCCCCATTGGATCATCAAAATAACGAGGCTTCCAAAAAGTTTCAACCCACTTCTTTGAGCTGTATTCGTGTTCAACATTGGTCAGCATCATCGCAAACTCGCGTTCCTGTTCTTCGGTCTCTAGTTTGTAGTACCTGCCGCCGCCTCTAGCTGAAAACACTTTGGAAACAGGCCTTGTAAGACGTGCAAACAAGTCCACGTTGGATTTCGCATACTGCTTACGCAGCTTGATGTGTTCCGGCTTTTCGTAAGTCTCAATCTGTTCTATGTAATTGGCAAGTCCAATGCCGTTGATGTGCATGGACAACTTTTTGTGCATGTTGCACCCGTCTTCAATTAACTCCTTACCTGGTCGGTTTAAAAGGATCTGCTTTATTTCGGAGTAGGTGAGCTTGGCCATTTATACATATTTCTTCACAATAATACAAATTAAACTGAAACAGGACCCAAAGATTTTGGTTTTTTGATGTAAGCAACGCAATACCTGAGTGGGTCAATTAGGTGATTGTAGTTGTCTACCGGATCATTTGTAGACTGCCCGTTCTTGTCAATGTGGTACACGTAATGCGTCACCTCGTGCCAAAAATTCGTGCTTTCTTCCACGATGTAAATTTCCATTTCGTTTAGAGTGGATATACCTGCTCGCACACTATCCGGTCCTTTTACGGCGGATATGATATTAAATCCTGCCGCCAGCATCGGGTATCTTTGCAAGTCTTCAATATCCAACTCACTCAGTTTCCACCCCCGTTTTATCTTATCAATTGTTTTTGGCTCTGCACTATCTCCGATAATTATATCCGTTCTGTTGAACCCCATTGTGCAATACAGCTTACCAATCTCCAAAGTAGAAAGGGGCTTATAGTTTAATTCTCTGGCGTACACTCTGTTTTTGTGCACCTTAACCCCAACCAACCCTGCTGGCGCTGCCGTACCAAAGTCTTGCCCGTAGTACTCCTTGTACGGCAGTTCGAGGTATTCTCTGAGACTTATTGACTTTACATTCTTCAACACCTGACCTTTCAAGCCGCTGGATGCATAACCCATGATGGCTGTTAAATAGTGGTGCTTGTTGTATGTGGGGCTTTGCGGATCACCGTACGCTGCATAACGCAGCTTCACTTGATCGGGCAAATGTGGGTTGTCGAGATAAGTTGTTTGGATAGTCAAAACGCCTGGTACATTCTTTGGCTCTGATACAAAATAGCCATCTTCCTCCGTGCCATCTGCATTTTTGAGTGGGATAAGGTTGAAATATCGTTTTAAGATCCAATGGTTCGTATCCGGTGTATTCAGGATGATCACCACTACGGACCCTTTCTTACGAATGGAGTCGAGGAAGGTGTTAAACTTATCCTCATCACGGATATCCTCGGCTTCTTCCACCACTGAAATATCTACGTCTGATACCGATTTCAAATTCGCTTTCTTGTCACTACTCGAAGCCCTAAAGCCTTTTGTAAACACCCGCATCGTTCCGGTGCGTTTATCCTTAATACCCGTTTCTAATCGATCATAGTACGCGTCCAATTGCCCCAGTTCGCCTTCTTCTAATGGTTGATTGGCGGTATCATAGCGCAGCAACACTTCATTCAAAATAGACTCACGTACTGTTTCCTTTTCATCCCGGAGAATACAACATCGCTTACCCTTCATAGTAGCTGAGAACGCCACCCATTTTGACACCTCGTAAGTCTTCATACCGCCACGACCGCCCATCGCTATGACCAGATTAATGTCTTCCGGAAGATCATAGAGTATTTTAAATTTCTCAGCTCTTTTGACGGTTACTCCCATGCGTTAGTTGTATTGGCTACTCAAATGTTACGTTCTGTATTTGTATTGGCCCGCCGCCGGCACCGGTGATCTCGGTTGGAATTAGCTTCATGCAAAGCGAATAGAAAAGATCCGGATTACGCATTGCCCAGGTTTTGAGGGAGAACTGATCCATGTACTGCAACTCCGTAAAGACTTCTTTGAACGCCTCCTTAATATTCTTCATCTTGGTTTGGCTCGGTGTCATAGTCAGCAGTTTTACCGCCGGGCTACTCATCGCAGCATTGTACTCCTTTGCAAGGTTATTGTTGCGCTGGCGGGTGATAGCCGCTTTCTGTTGGTTGGTCAGTTTCGCTGGCGGTGGTTCCGGAGGTTTGACCGGTGGTGCTAAAGGTTGCACGGGTTTAGCCAATTTGATAGCTGCCCGCGGCTTTTCTGCGCGGGTGTACGCTTTCTTTTTTGGGGGTTTGACCTGTGCTTTTACCGGAAATCTTTTAATCGCCATACGTGTGCTTCTTACATGCAAGATAATAAAATCTCACAACAACTCGCACAGCTGGTGTTCCAACTGATCAGCGCGGATGCACCATCTGTTATAGCTGTACGGGTTGCTTGCAAAAAGAATACGCACGGAAGCTCCGAAAAGCTTGGACCAAACGTATATGATTTTAAGTATTCTCATGTTCACTGTTTTTTATTTCTTACGTATCTTTCTGTAGTGTCATTTCTTACGCAAAATAAATACTGCTCAGGCAGAGTCCATGTATCTTTCTGCTCTCCTTCTAATTCAACCTCTACTTTATAAAGATACCCAGTAAACCTTGTTAACTGAATATCTTTTACAGGGCCTGAAAAACAAAAATCAGAGGTGGTAAGGTAAACAGTTTCACCTAAATTAAAAACAGGTTGTTGAAAAGGAAGTTCCAACCAACTCTCGGGGTATATTTGTTCATAAGGTTCAACACCTACACAATAAACAAGAACACGCCAAAGTGTTTCACCTGATTGGTCGGGGTGGCTGAGATGTTCAAGTAGTTTACCGGCTTTATTAACTATTTTTTGGTCGTCAGGTGTCTCGATGTACACATATTCGTTTGGTTTCATGTGTTTCTAAGGTTTAATGAATTTAGACCAATCATACCCGCTGCCGTCGGGGTATTTTGGCACTTTGAATATCTCTGCGAGCTCGAACTCGGCTTGTTCCAAGGCGTTTTTGTCGGCGCAGCAGCCGCAGCCCATGGACCAGATCAGTTTGGCAAGCGCTGGAAGCACAGCTTCTTTAAGAACGATGGGTGAGTTTGGCCGGTTGAGCAGGGAATCGACCACTTGTGCATGCCTTTGCTTCGGTGAAATCGTTGTGTTGAGCAAGATGCGCCTGGCATCTTCAACGATGGTTCGGATGTTATTGGTTGACGGGTGTTGTTTCATTTCTAAAACTTTTTCTACCGCTTTAAAAGCGGTCTTAGGTACTATGATAGACATTTCTTATTCGGTTTAGTTTCTTCGATGGCTTGTTCGATCCACTTGATACGGGTACGCCAGCCAGCAGGTGTGGTGGGTGCCCAATATAGGCGTAGGCCTGTCATACCTCCTTTGTGGAGTCTTTTAGGTCGGTATTCTCTAAGTTCTTTAAAATCCTCGGGTTTAATCAACCTGTGATCAGTTTTTGAAGGGTACAGCGTGTAAAACACAAACCCTAAATACTTACACAGTCCTGTGTTTGTGTTAGGATCGTAACAAACCGCTTCAAGCAGCTTCTTATAGAATTCATGTCGTTGGGCTTTTGTCATGTTATTTGGTTTAGAGCATAAAGGTAGGGAAGTTGATTTAGTTAACCAAAGAAAATGGTTAAATATTTGAGAAAGTGGTTTTGTGGGGGTTTGGTTGATCTGGGAGGTGGTAAACTACTTTGAAATACAAAGTGCTTTGAGTTTCAATGTTGATAGGGGTTTTGGTAGATATTTGGTTAAATGATTGAGCATTGGAAAAGTGGATATGGTGGGTGATCCAATAAGGAGGGGCGGCCGGTAGAAGCTATCCCCCGTATGGGGTAGGGTGGCATCCGCCATAAGCACAAATAAACCTGTCAAACCGTCTGATAATCAACCTTATAATATTTATTATGTTAAATGAGTGCTTGAATGGGTTGAATATCAGCAACTTATAAACCCCTCCCCTACCCTACTGTAAATAAGAAAAGCCCGTGAAAACGGGCCTTTGATAGTGGATTACCACTTTTCAACCTTACGATCTTATGATAATCAGTTGAATATCAATAAGTTAATGTTTGTTCTGATGGGTTTGGTGGGAAAATTTGTCCAATTTTTTCCTAAATATTGGTACTTAGTGGGAAAATTGGACGAAAACCTGGGACTTTTGAGGGGTAAAGTGGGAAAAATTTACGTTGTAACGTCTGCCCACTCTTGGCATTCAGCGCACATATTGATTTGATAAAAAGCGTGATATTTAACATCCTGCTTGGACTCAAAACAGCATTCACAAGATTTAATACTACCCTTCGGTGCTGTGCTGGTTTTCCATGTAGGGGTATATATTTTCCGTTTTCTAGTTTTATGTGTCTGTCTATCTTTACCTAATTGCAAACAAATTGCAGTGCATAACAGAAGGCAGTTTTCCACATCCTGAATATTCACGTACTCGCTCTCTGTATGCGGGTTATAATACCCACATTCTATATTCATACATGCTACGTTCAACCCTATTTCTTTGAGTGCCATTACATCGGTCATTCCTCCGCTGTGCGTTATTGAGTAATTATAGTAATACCCGATGACTTCAATATCTCTCAACTGCTTATCTGTCATTAATTCAACCCCGCAAGCGGTTGCAACTATATGTTTATTACCTTTTCGGTCGCATTGAGTAACAAGACTACAATCAGTAAAAAATTTCATGTCTGCTTCATAGCTACCTACACATCCTATTTCCTCATCTACAAAAAAAGCAGCCTTGCAATGTGGTAATGAAAGCAATAAAGATAAACAAACGAAAACCCCTACTTTGTCATCTCCGCCTATTCCCGTTGGTTGCATTGCTCCGCTATCATAAGCAAACAAATTGCCCTTTAATTCAACTACATTGAAATTTTCCGGTTCTATTAAGTCATGGACTGTGTCTATGTGAGATACTATACAAGGGTAAAGATCACTTTGTCCTTTCGTAGCGTAGATATTGCCCGTCTTATCTACATAAAAAGGGATGCTGTTATAAGTCAAAAAATCAGTTATGTATTTTTCCATCTGCGCAGATTGAAAAGATGTAGATTGAATGCGGAGTGTATTTATTAATAGTTCTTTGTCCATTGCTTTAAAATTTAGTAGTTGATGCAAATTGTCTAACATAGTATTTTCCGTCTATCTCTATGCATTGGTTAATATGTTTGTAATGATTATCATTTGTAGTCTCTATCACTACTATTTCATTCTGTGAGTAGTGGTAATATTTACCTGCAAATTGTACTAAATCGGGATCAGTTGTAAGATAGTATATTCCGTTCTCTGCTTCTATTACTTCGTCGCTATCTTCTGAATAAAAATTACCGTCTGTTTGGCAGTAATTAGCATTATCAATATTTGCGTAGTCCTTAATATCTTCACAATAAACCGCGTCATCTGTTTTGATGTATTCCCCTTCATAATCAGAGTAAATAATGTGCTCACTGTCTCTGTGAAAATATTCCCCGTCCACTTCTTCAATATGCTCATCTCTTTCATATGCATAACAATAGCCGTGTCTCGGATGGTGTATTCTAACGGCTCTATCTATATCACAAAACATGTCATCGTAAGTATAAACAACTTCATCTACATACCTATCTGTAAAATCACAATATGCTTCTTCTCTTTCTTCGCCGTCTCTAGTCCCGTCTGTATTGTTATATTGGTATTTTTCTACGCAATAGTTAGTTAAAAAACCATCTCCGCCATAGCTAAAAGTATCTATGTAAGGGTAGTATTTACAATCTGTATCAGTTTCTATTTTTAAATCCATGCGCACGGATTCGCCTGTTCTGGTGTCTATGAAATGGCGTTTTTCATCATAACTGTTATATCTGACCTTATAAAGCCACCCCTTTTCTTTTGCTAGTTTTATAAACAGATCATTATAGTGATCTTTTCCGCAGTAAAAACGATCTAAGAAAAATCTATCTTCTGAAACTTTCCAAAGTAGCGCTCTGCCGTGTATATTTTTATCAGCGTCAAATAGAGCAACAATCTGTAAACATTTGCACTCTGCATAAATTTGCAAGTATTGGCTTTCCCCTTTCATACAACTCCCCGCTAAAGGGCTGCCATCAAAACACTTTAATATCTCAGCATCATAAATTTCACCAATGCTATCACTTTCTAAAATCTCAAATTTCAGGTTATCGGTTGCAAAATTACTTTTGTAAGCATTGGTGAAGTTTTCAAATTGTATATCTTTTATTTTAAGAAAACTAATGACACGGGGTAAAATAAGTTTTCTTAACACCTTAGCGGGTTTTGCATTTTGCCTTCCCTCTCTTTTCCACTCTTTGTTTTCATTCACTTGGTGTTCTTTTCCAGCGGGTAAATAGCTGATTGTGCCATCATTACGGAATGTCAAATAGTTGCACTCATCCGTAGAAATTAAGGCGTTAAAATGCCCGTAACAATCACTCCCTTGCATGTCATATTTGCCATGCTTTATTTTTTCAATTCTACTTCTTCTCAGTAGTATTTTACCGATGATACAATTTTCTTCGCATACTCTTTTGTTTAAAAAATCACGGAATGACTTGGAGATAAATAAATATTTCATGTTTGTAAGGTTTATTTGTTATTGATAGGTCAAAGATATAAATGGTTAATTGATTAACCAAATATTTTCACAAATTTATTTTTGCAAATTAGTTGCAAATAAATTATTTGGTTATTTAGTTAATCTTTTATAAATTGCGTAAAATTTACAAAACATGAAAATGATTCAACTAACCGAAAACACAGCAAATGCAAAAACATTGCAAATATCAGTAAGCAGTAAAGTTTTTAAAACATTAGAAGCCATCCAATATGAAGGGGGTTATTTAAGCTTCCATTTAACTTTAGTGGATGATAAAGTAAAAACCGATATTAATAGTAATGATAAAACTAAATTATCTGAATTTTTAAAATCGGTTTTTAATTACCAACCTGTTAAATGATCCCCGTAATAATTATAAAGGAAACCAGTTCATACTATTGCATCTACCATAGATATACTAATGAGCTGTTAAGGGATAACGCAGCAATAAGCCTAACTGCTTTACTGCTATCCTGCGCGTCCCTTCGCTGGGTTGTTACTGATATTTTTGAATAACTGACATAACGGACTCAACCTTACCCCGTAAAAGTTTAACCCCTTTTACGGGGTTTTGTGCGTTTGCTCAATCCGTACTAAAATGATCCGACAAATTCAGCAAAAATTTGTAGTGTTTTTACTACATAAAAATGTAGTGTTATTACTACAAAACGTGTAGTGTTATTACTACAAACGCTTGTAGTGATATTACTACAAGCGTTTCAACCCACCAGAGTTTTTTGATCCAAAAATGACACCAGAGTTTTTTGATCCAAAAATGACACCAGAGTTTTTTGATCCAAAATTACTCTTGTGATTTTATATCATCCCCGTAAATTTCTAATCGTGCTTTTCTGTACGCTTCGTGTGCTTGTTCTGGTGTAGAAAAATATCCTAAATGCAAATTAGTCTTTTTAATCGGACACCATATTTGCCCTGCCCATCTTATTCCGTATTTTTTAGTTTGTTTACTTCTAACACCTACATAAGGTGCTTTTCTATCCCATTTAACATTTTTAAAAGTTAAATTATTTATTCTTTTACAAGCTCTTAAATTGTGAATAGTAAAATTACTAGGATTACCATCTATGTGGTCTACGTCCTCATTACTTTCAAGTGTTCTTACAAAACTCTCAAACATAATCCTGTGTAACATTCTACGTTGCCCTTGTAGATGTACGCAAACATATCCATCTTTGTCTTTGTCTTTAGACACTGTCTTAATAATACCTTTTATAAAAAGTTCCCACTTCTTACCTAACTTGCTTTTAACCTCAACCCACCTATCAAGTGATCGAACATTTCCTTGGTCACTTACTTCGTAAATACCTTCAAAACCTCTAATTGGTTTCCACTGCTCCATAAAATAAAAATGCCCGACAGTTCCGGTGGTGACGCACCTTCCCTGCCAGGACTTGTAATTCGTTTTACAATTAACGCCGTCACACGCTATTGCAGAACAAATATAAACTGTTTAAACCAAATATTTATCTATCCTCGCCTTCACTGCTTCCATCAAAGCGTCTTGCCCTTTCACTTTATTCTCCAAAGCTCTTAACACATCCTCATCCATAGTGCCTTTACAGATCAATCTATAATTCCGGACCACCTCGCACTGCCCTTGTCTGTGTAACCTGGCGACTGCTTGCTGATACAGCTCCAAACTCCAAGGCAACTGAAACCAAATGATCACGTTACCTCCATGCTGTAAATTCAGTCCGTGCCCTGCGGAAGCTGGATGCGCCATCAAAACATCAATTTTCCCTTCGTTCCAATCATCCATGTCCTTGTTGCACTCTAGTAACCTGACCTCCCCAAAGCTTTTCAAACCTTGCTGCAATCTCGGTATATTGTGTTTATAGGCGTAAAACAAAAGCACAGGCTTACCATTGGCGGATTCTATAAGTTCCTTGACTTTATACATCTTTTCATCATGCACCTCAAAAACAGCCTTATTTTCATCATAAACAGCCCCGTTGGAAAACTGCAACAACTTATTGGTCAGTCCAGCTGCGTTTGTCGTGGTGATCTCCTTATCATGCTCGAACAGCTTTAACACCTCCATCTTCTCAAATTCCAGATACTTCTTCATCACATCCGCACTAAACTCAATATTCTCATCAATATCCAACCTATCCGGTAATTCCAAATAATCCTTCGCCTTCATGCTCACACATATATCCCCGATTTTATCATAAATTTTCTGCTCAGAGTCTTCCAGCGGCTTGTAGCTATACACCACATGCCCGTTCATCTTACCTGGCTTAAAATACGCATCACGGTAAGCCGTAATGGTCCGACCCAAACGCTCACCCATATCCATCAAATACAGTTGACTCCACAGATCCAACAAACCATTCGGTGCTGGTGTACCGGTAAGCCCTACCAAACGCGTGATCTTGCCTCTCACCATTTTAAGCGCCCTGAACCTTTTTGATTGGTGGTTTTTAAACGAACTCAACTCATCAATCACCACCATATCGAACATCCAGTGCCCGCCTAAATGGGCCACCAACCATTCCACATTTTCTCGGTTAATGGTGTAAATGTCTGCCTTCTTCATAAGGGCTGCTTTACGCTGGGCGGCTGGACCGAGAATTTTCACCAGTTTCAAGCCCTTCAGATGCGCCCAGGCATTAATCTCATTGTACCAAGTGTAATCAGCCACCTTTTTAGGCGCAATCACCAAAACCCTCCGTACCTCACAGTAGTCATTCATCAACTGATCAATCGCGGTAAGCGTGGTAGCGGTCTTCCCAAGCCCCATATCCAAAAACAACCCACAGAAGGGGTTTTTAATGATGTGTTCAACCCCAAACTTTTGGTAATTGTGTAAATCATCCTTTGTTCTCATATCAATTCGTTTTGTAGTTTTTCAATGTATTCCTTTACGGTTTTTTTACTCCAAACAAGATCAACATCAACACCATAACTACGAAGCTGCTCGTGAACCTTTTTCTGCGCCTCTGACAAACCGTGGCGCGTATCGGGCGCTTTCAATTCGACGAATCTCACCGGCAAACCCTTCAAAATAATCATCCGGTCAGGCATCCCCCTAAACCATGGACTATATAGCTTCAAACACAATCCTCCCATCTTCTTTATTTCCCTCACCAGCATCATCTCAATACTCTTTTCAGACACCCTAATTTTATTGCTCATTTCTTTAACCTTTTTTATTGTTGGCGGTGTTGACATAGTAAAAATCGCAAAAAGTTAAAAACCCTATATATTACGTAAATATACCCCCTATATAACTTATTATTACTATATATACCTATATTTTCTAATTATAGTGTATTTTACTATGCCATTATGCCAAAGTGGTTCAAACCCTTTACTGTATTGCGTTTGACTTGGCATAGTAAATGGCATAGTAGAATTTTTTTACTATGCCATTATGCCAACACTTCTGAATTGCTTGGCATAGTATAATTTTACTACTCCACGTACTATGCCACGTACTATGCCACAAAATAAAGAGCTTTTTTTGGTTAAACATTTAATCAAATTCAACATCATATCTATCGATATGAATGTATGCGGTTTGTTTTCCAAAACCGTTAAAATGTAGCTGATTTTTTGCCTTCACCCACTTACTTCCTTTCCTGCATACAGACTCTCTGATCATACGGTGGTACTCTCTGGTGTTCCAATTATTGATGTCTTTTCTCGTAAAACCCATAAGATCAAAAAGTATATCCAAAACACATATTTTAGCTCTTTCTACGATTATTGGCTCATATCCATTTTGATCACACCAATGCTTAACACCTTCAATCGCTTCATTTCTGACTACTTCTTTTTCTTCCGGCGTAAAGCCTCGTTCCTTCCCCTCTGCCTCTCTTATCTTGTTTATCAGTCCCTCCCCCGCAATTTTAAACTTATCCCCCCATACACCTGTGTACTCTTTACGCTTGTACATATCCATGTACTCCCACTCGAAAGGAATAGGCATATCAAAATACGTCGCTATCATTCCGCCTCTCTCATCCCCCACCTTATTCGCGGTTTGCTGCTCCTTGGCTTGTTCTATGGCTTCGCCCTCTAGCACCAGCTTCTCCCCAGCCAAATAACGCTCCAACGCCTCCGCCCATATTTGTTTCACGTCCTCCCCTGACAGATCCCCCTTTCCATCTTCCCCACCCCACAAGCTCTTAGTCCTTCTCTCAAAACCATCTTCTCCGTCCTCAATATTAATCGGCCACCATCTACGGTTCTGTTCGTCTTTCAGGAACCCGTCGACTTCGTTAGTGGTAGCGGTGAACACGCACTGACGATCGAAAGTCTCGGTCCGCTTTAAATAAGCCCCACGGAAAGTATCGCTACGCTTCGATATGAAATGCTTCACGCTCTCTACCTCGGCTTTTTTAAGTCCGGCTAGTTCTGCCAGCTCAATAATCCAGAAACCCTGTATGAGCTCATAAGCCTCCTTAGTACCAACCCCTCCGAAACTATCAGAGTACCACTCACCACCCAACCGAGCAAATATCTCACTCTTACCAAGCCCCTGCGACCCGACAAGCGTGATCACGGTGTCGAACTTCACACCCGGGCTGAGCACGCGAGCAACCGCAGCAACTAAGAACTTCCGTGTCGCCTGGCGCACGTATTCAGAGTCCTCTACGCCGAAGAAATCCATGAAAAGCGTGTCAATACGCTCAGTACCATCCCAGATAGTCCGCCTTTTTAAGTTTGAATTCCTGGTCGGCTCATTTTTGAGCGCTCCTTTATTACCTACCGTCGGCTTAACCGAGGGCAGCATAAGCCCTTGCAAATAAGACTTAACAGGGTGAAAAGAGTGCTTGCGGATGTGTAAGAGCAGAGCGTCTTGGATCTTTTGCTGGCCGGTAATGCCATACACCTTCTCTAAATAATGCCTTACACCACTGTCATCTGCGTCCGTCATAACATCATAGCCCTTACGCTTGCGTCGCCATGGTGGTGAGACCATAATGCACTCACGCTTACGGAAATCATCCCAAGCGAAAACGCCCTTCAAGCGCGGATCGTTCTCTAAGATCATTAACACATTATCTACCGTAGAGTGGTAATTGCCTTTTTTGTCCATGGACAGCTTCTCCATCCACTTTACGTCCTCATCACCTACATCCACTCTACGCTCCGGCTCGAATGCGGAGTCGAAGGTGAGCAAACCTTCGTTTTGATCATATTCAACAACACCCACCAAATTCCCTTCTTCATCCACACTGCCTTCGCCCAAAGCACTCTCATCCTCATCCTCTCCGATATCATACCCATCATCAAACAGACTGATACGCTCCTGCCCTAACAAGGCCTTAACCGGACCATCTTTGGTGACGAACTCAGTCATGGCTGCATAACTTGGTAATGCATTAATAGCGGTACCTGGTTCTGCGTCTTCATCCTTTAAACCGAACAAGTGCAAGCGCACCAGATCGAAACTGTTACAGAGCTTACCACCAGCAGGGTCCGTGCTGTGATGTGAATAAGCGAATTTATCATCGTAGGTAACAAGACCGGAAGCGGTTGAGCCGTGCTTGTACGTGTAGCGTCTGCCCTCATCCGGACCGTCGACAGGCTGGTACACTTCGGGTAGGAATTTCTCAATTGCCTCATGGATATCGTAACAGCGACAGAAGGCACCGACCAGACCAGGCTTTTCAGTTGGCTCGCCTTGCTTCGACATCCCCCTTTCAATCAATCGATCGACTTTAACGCTGACCGGGTATTCGCTGATATCTGTCCAATCATCGTACTGAGCGAGCACCGCGTCCACATCAAGCCATTTACCGTCTTGGTACTCGAACACGTACACACCATCTTTTGAGGTGCTGGGCCAATACATAAGACGTTCAGGCTCGAAGCCGGTATGATCGAACCACTCAATATCTAGATCACCGGCAACTCTGCGACCGATGGCGATGTACTCATCCGGCGAAACAGGTCGAGACAGCGGAAGCACAAGGCGTAAGCGCTGCGCATGCGGTGAGTGTTTGTGCGTGGAGTAGACACAGGCGGCGCAGTCGTAGAGGAAAGTGAAATCGCCCCACAGGTCAGCTTTAGCAGGGATATGATCAGCGTCGAGCGTGAGCACTTCACGGCTTACCACTGTGCCTTTTTTACGCCTACCGCCACTGATTGTACCCCCCACAAAAGCACCGATATCCTTGCGCTCGTCTTGCAAAGGCTTGGGCATGTTCATGAACTCTTGGTGCGTCTCTGTGGTCCGGTGCGTCTCTGAGAGCCTGGCAACCAGATCAGACCATTGCAATTCTTTGTTCTTCCATCTTATTTCCTTGCGGCTTTTACCGATGGAAATGTGTACCGCCCCGTCGTGGGTAAGTTGAATATTTTCTGGCATAAGGTTAGATTATAGATAAGTTATCTAAGTAAGGTGCAATTCGTTTATTTGCTATTTCAATGTAATCTGGATTCAGCTCGCAGCCTAAAAAATTGCGATAATGCTTTGCTGCTACCAAAGCGGTTGTTCCAGCACCCATAAAAGGGTCAAAAACAACATCACCAATATTTGATCCAGCAAGAACACAAGGCTCTATTAAATCTGGCGGAAACGTGGCAAAATGGGCTTCCTTGAATGGTTTGGTTGTTACTGTCCACACCGATTTTTTGTTTGCAGTGGAACGTACTAATAAATTACCGTCTTTATCAAAGTAACCACTTTTACCTGTATGATTTATACTTCCGGACGTAGCGTATTTTTTTTCAGCCAACTCAGATTTGCGAACCAAAGCTTTCATAGGTCCGTTTGTTTTCCCCACAGCTCTTTCAGAACCTTTTTGATTTTCTATATCTTGGGCCAACCTTGCGATTGAAGCGTCTTTTAAAGGTACTCGAATAGCTTCACTATCGAAATAATACTTAGGCGACTTCGACAAAAGAAAAATATACTCATGCGCCTTAGTGCAACGATCAGTAACGCTTTCAGGCATCGGGTTAGGTTTGTGCCAAATAATATCTTGTCGTAAATACCATCCAGCAGCTCGCAGGGCAAAGGCAACACGCCATGGAATACCAATTAAGTCTTTGTTTTTAAGTCCGTCGGATAAACCTTTTTTCTGTACGTTGTCGGCCGTAAAAGTTCTGTCTTTTCTTTGGCCAGACGCGCCTTGTTTTCCAGATTTAGTAGATGTTGCATAACTATCTCCTAAATTCAACCACAGCGTTCCATCCGGTTTAAGTATTCTTTTCACTTCTTCAAATACGGCTACAAGCTTTGCCAGGTAATCTTCGATGCTCTTTTCCAGCCCTATTTGATCAGGATTTCCGTAATCTCGCAAACCGAAATAAGGAGGGCTGGTTATGCAGGTTTGTATATAAGCGTCAGGAATGGTTTTTATTGTAGTCAAAACATCCCCTTGTATAATGGTGTTGATCATATAAGTAGGTTATTTATAATAAAGGAAGCACTATTTTATCATCAGGTCTGTCAGAAACAACATCTTCTGAATCAAATACTTTTTGTTGTATTTCTTCTACGTCTTTTTTGGCGATGACCTCACTCAAATCGGCCTTCTCTTGTCTCTCAACATACCTCGCAGCCTCAATAGCGTACTGCTTTACTCCCGCAGCGCCGTACCTGTTATACACACGCTTCATTTCTTTCTCGTGGTTGACGGGAACTTTTTTGAACTCTTGTTTCTTGTACTTGTGATTAGGTAAGACAGGAACGCTTTCGTCTGCGATTGATACGACGCCTTTCTCAATCAATTCAGATCCAGAAACAACTGTTCCAACTTTTTTTACTGTTTCTATTGTAGGCATTAAAGCCGCCATCTTCTTGATGGCTTTGAGTTTTGATTTTTTACCCATGGTTATGTGCGGTTTAAAAATGACAAGGGAAAATGAAATTAAGGTTTCTTTTTGTATTTCTCTCTAAGATAGTTTTCGTACTTAGTCAGCTCATCATCAATCCACTTTGCTGGCATATCCGGCAATTCTCGGTGAGATCCGATTCGTCGTTTGAGGGTAGAATACGCCCCGTAGCGGATAGATGCCAGCTCAACCGGATCAGTTGTCAGCGTGTGTACGAACTCAGCGAATTTCGCCATCCTGACAAGCTTGGCTGTTAGGTTCTCGTGGAACTTGTTCTGGTTCTTTGGCACCCGCCATCCTTTCGGGAACTTACTCTTTTGTTTGCCGGCAGCCTTATCAGCTTTATGCTTCGCAATGCGACGAGCGAATAATTGATCGTATGGGAGTGTCATAGGCTACACATTAAAAGGCTCAATATCAAAAATCTGAACAGATGCATTCTTACTCAACTCTACCACGGCTACTTTCAAACATTCTGCGTTCAAATACGTCCTGTCCAAAATCTGTATGCGGGTAAGCGACAAGATGATACAGTTATCTTGTTTGACATCACCTGAATCCTTAATCCACATCTTAAACTTAATCTTGTAAGTTTTCATAATTTTTCATTCATCAAACCACTCAACATCTTTCTTCTCGACAGAAGTGGTGACGGTAGCGGTTTTGGTTTGGTAGCAATATTGCAAATGTTTTTTCTTGTTTTCACCCACGGTTAGTTTTTGCAGGTTTCCTGGCACGTACCCTTTTGTCTCGTCTATTCGATCAACCGAATAAGACTCTTTTGTTCTGCCTTTACCCGCAATATAGTCCTCTCTGTAACAGAACTCCGTAAATTCTTCCAACGTGATTGTAAACTCTTTACCTCTGCGTTTTGCATTGTTCCTGAGATTGTTGTATGCAGATCGGATAGGGTTTGCTTCCCGACTTGCCTTTGACCTGCACGTCGAGCATTTCCCATTGTGCTCTACTTTGTTACGACAATATTTTTGGGAACACTTTTTCAACGGCTTCTTTTACTTTTTCAGGCGGCCAAGGTGAAATGATGGTGTCGGCTCCGTAACTGATACGGGCGTACACAATACCGTTTTCCCGATAAGGACGTATCGCTGTGATTTGGTAAAAGTCTTGATCCACTTCTTCACAATCCTCAATACTAAATTTTAACCCTTGTTGATACTTTTCCCAAGTTTCATCGCTGTGTATGAATACCGGTAATGTTACATAGGTTGAGGTCATAATGGTTTTATATCTTTACAACGTCAATTTTATCTTGTTTCCAATACTTCATAACATCGTTCATTTTTCGTTCCCACTTTTGTTTTATGTCTTGTATTCTTCCGGGTGTTGATTCGTAAGGTATCTGTTCAGAAAATATTTTAACGCTGCCATCTATCATTATCAATTTAAATCCGGCTTCTCGATTTAGAAACATCTTCTTATCAGCTTCTACATCAACAATGTTTGCAATTTCAGATGTTTCTATAACTGTTTCATTTATAAGTATTTTCACTGTTGTGGTTTTTAACGTGAATAAAAATTTTGCCTGCCGAGCCCAGGTATTAAACACACCATCATAACTATCATAAATAAAATAATTAAACACATTATGTTTACAAATTTGTTTTATCAATAGCTTCTCCGTTGGGGATTAGGTCGAATAGGTCGAAGTTTTTATCCAACATCCATTTGTAAGCTAATAGCTCATTGTACCTAAACCCCCAACCCCTATCAAAACAATTAGGCTTACAAAAAGACATAACAGTTTTAATCGGTGTTGCTATAAGAAACCCTTGTTTTTTATCATACAGTCTTATTACATCTGATCCGGTTTTTACAACACCTAAATCGTAAAACAGGGAAAGAGTATCTAATATGTCTTTTGGCATACCGGTAATAAACATTTCCATGCCTTCTTCCTCTGTCATAGCTGATAATGGGCGAAGGATGGGTTTTGATTCTTCTGGAGTAATTTCGGTTATAACAGCTGAACCTATCACAATTTGAAACGCAATATCATCATCATTTTGCACCCCGATCAATTTATGTAGTGACGGTCTGTTTGGCATTAATTCAACTAACATCTCGCATCCTAAATACAGATGTGCTACGTCTTTAAATTTTATCATCTTCTTTCAGTTTAAAAGTTATTTTATTATCTTGACGGAGGGGGCATTCAACCGGAACTTTTATGTCATCTTGCCAAATCAAAATGTGATGATTTGGATATTGACAATGTGCATAATTATTGCCAAACGAGCAATCCTGAC